AATTCTGACACCCATAACATTGTGTTTTCAACAAGCACAAGCCGAGGACAGCCAACATGGGGAAGTCCCAATCCAAGGCCACCCTCAGAGAGAGGGAGTCAAGTCCAAGAGAGAATAGGCAGCCTATAATACCAGATGCAAGAGGGACTGGGCCAGAATTTTGCAAAAGCTGCTGGTTTGAGAGGAGAGGCCTTGTGAGATGTCATGACCATTACCTCTGTCTAAATTGTCTCACACTGCTACTCACAGTATCCAACAGATGCCCTCTTTGCAAACACAGCCTGCCCCAAAGGCTGGAGCTTCACCCACAGCCCACAGCACCCCCCGAGGCAATGCCCAGCCAGCAACCCCCCCCATACCAGCCCTGAACACCCCGAAAGCACCCCAGACAGCCCCACCCCTCCCCCCCCGGGGGGAACCCCCGCCGGGGCTCCCCCCGGGGGAGCGAAGAGCGCGCGGGCATCAGTCAATGTCCTCCGGAGGAGGTGGGTTGTCATGCAGGGATCTGCACAATCTGCCCTTCAGCCTGAGTGTTCCCTCTGAGCTTTGGACCATCACCTTCCCCAACGATTTACTAAAACACAAACTGTACCCTTTGAAATCAACCCAACCGTCTGTCCTTGACATCACCTCATTGAGGAAATCTGCATGACTCCCAGGCATTGTTTCCTCCACAACCCCGACTATGTCCACCTGCAGCCAGTGAAGAGACTGCTCCACCCTTGATTTAATCATTCTTGACAGAGAGTCAATCAACACATCCCGGTGATCCTCTGAGAGCTCTCCTATGAAAACTCTCAAATCCTGGTCAAAAATCTTGGGGTTGAAGGGGATCAACTTTCTTGTCCCCTCAAGGAGATAACCTGAATCAACCACGAGAGGTATGTCATCATAGTCTGGCCCAACATGATTGAAATCATACACATCCAAACACATTATCTCCCCCTCCAGGAATACTGGCAATGGGATAGCATCAGGAATCGAGTGGCTGTCAGCTAAATATTCACACAGGTTTTCTGTGGATAGTTGCCACATACTTCTGCAGTCTCTCTTGAACCAAGATGAGGTCTGAGCTAGCCTCCAACAATCTACCAGGGCTGATCTGTGAACTTTGCCACTATACATGCCTTCCAGTGAGTAGGGCTTAAAAACACCCCCCTCCAGGATTTCGCCTTTCCACAAGAGGTGAATGGAGAATTTCTCAGACAGTGACTCCCCTTGGCTCTTAACCTGAAAGTTAATCGTTAATGTAATCTGCACACCACCAGTGCTCACCTCAGAGAGGAGATCGAATAGCTCTTCAGGCTCACGACAAATTTTTTGCTGTGTTAAACCACATGCTATGAGTTGACTTAGATTGACCACAGCAGGAGAACATTCAAAGTCCAACCATGCATAGCCAGAATGAAGATCATTTTTATACATTGGTCGTTCAATTCCTTTGTAAATGACTTTTTCTACAAAAGATGAGAAGGGTCCCAACAGCCCTAAACCTTCGGACTCAGGCAATGAGGACTTGTGTGGGAACCAAGTGAATGAACCCAATGTCCTACTTGTTGCCACAAATGGCCTTACGAAAGACTCAAAATACACTTGCCTCATGAAATTTTGAACAACATCATAAGTCGTCACTACTCTCTCATCTGTGAGGGGCAAATGCGTTCTATCATGAGCCACAGCCAAATCAGAAGATAAAACAATATAGTGTTCTTCTCTCTTCCATTTAACTACATGTGATATTAATGACATAGCTTCGCAATTTACATCAAGCACCACACATAGATCTAGGAATTTTATCCTTGGAGTCCATTTCATCTTTGTGGATGCTAAATCACTCATAAATGGGAGTAGATGTTTTTCATAAATTGATGGGTAAAGTCTTCTGAAGGAGTGGATTATATGGTTGAATCCCACCTTGTCTTCAAGAAGCCTTGTGTGGGTTGGCTTCATGGGAAAATAATCACATGGATTGAAATTTATATTAGGCTTTTTACTTTTTATCTTAGGCTCCCCCAAAACCCATGGGCCCAATTCAAGAGAAGTGGATAGTGAGATACAAAAATAGTCCCATAATACTGGCCTTAAGTAACCTGCTAAATCCTCGGGGATACTGTCTGTAAGCTCCCTTGTGTCCCACAAGTCCACCCCTCCTAGCTTGAGCTTTTTGACCCCCTGGATCTCAGACAATCTAGAAATCAATGACCTTATGTATGTGGTGGTTTTATCTAGATACCTGACACACTTACTCCCTAGAGTCTTGCACAGGCCCACAAAACCAGATGCAATAGAGCTTTGAAATGCACTTTTGTTGACAGCCTCGCATAACAGCTTTTGTGCTCCTCTTGTGAAGCCTGATGAAAGTTTACTCTGTAATGTCTTCACTAAAGTTGGTAGTTTTTCGTCTTCAACACTGATGGCTCCTGTGTATAGCACTTTTTGTCTCATGACCATCCGTAATGGATGGTGTGCAGTCAAGTTTAACCAGCAAACGGATAAATCATCCTTTTGAAGTTCAGATTCACCTATGAGTTCGCTTAGTTTAGTGAATGATTCCACTGGGTCACCAGACAAGTAAATAGCTGTGAATTCTTCGTGTAATTCACCTGTCTTTAGCTTATTAAATACCACTCTGAGAATCTTCCTTACCTTCTCAGTACCTCTTGGTAGTATGCCCTCAATGTTCCTCATAATTCTGTACCCTCTGTYGCCATCAACCCAGTCTTTAACATCTGAGTTCAGAAACATTAAAAAGGGATCTATGGGATACTGAGCATATTTTAAAACATCTATTGTTCGCACCTGTAGAGCATTACATATAGAAACAGGCACACCATTTGCTATTGACTGATCCAGAATTGTATCAATCGTCTCAGCGAGCTGATGGGGGTCTTTGCATTTTACGTTGTGAAGAGCAGCAGCAACGAATTTGGTTAAAAGGGGTACTTCATCACCCCAAACATAAAATCTAGATTTGAACTCAGCAACAAAGGTCCCTACCACACTCTTAGGACTTATGAATTTGTTAAGCCTGTCACTTAAATAGTAGTGAAACTCTAAGATGTTTTGAAATTCCTCGGAATCACTTCCCATTAGTTCCGTCAGCCCCTTGCCAAAGAGGGTTATTTGATCATCACTTGATGTGAAGGATTCAACACCCTCTTCAAACAAGCACTTTATGCAGTAATTTATGAATCTCTCACTAATCAACCCATAAAAATCTGAGGTATTGTGCAATATGCCCTGACCCATGTCAATAATGGAACTCAGATGTGATGGTACCTCATCAACTCTAAAGCTCTCGAAGAAGAAGGACTCTGTGATTGTCTCATGAAAAGTTCTCTTCAAACCTAACCTAGATTTGAGGTAGGACTTCATCATTGCATTGACAACATTGAAAGGAACTTCAATCAATTTGTGAATGTGCCAAGATAACAAAGTACTAATATGGTCTTTGCTTTTAATGTCTCCAAGGTCATCTTGTGTTTCCCAGTGCAGGTTCTGTAAAAACACCAAGAATAGAAATGGGGACATCATTGGGCCCCACTTACTATGGTCTAAACTATATGAAACCTGAGCCAGTGAGACATTGAGCTTCATTGCCAGAATGGCATTGCTAAACTCATTCTCATCATTTAAGCAACTCCCCTTGTATTGCTTAGTCAATGCCTCAAAATAATCTTCTATCAGTCTGGTGAACATCTTGGTCCTGAGGTCCCCTATATAAAGCTCTCTATTTCCCCCAACTTGCTCTTTGTAGGACAATGAGAACTTTAACCTCCCAGTATCAGGTCCCAACGATGTGTAAGATTGTGGTGACTCTTGGCTGTAAAAGCATAAATTCTTTAGCACTGCTGTTGTGCAATTAGTTAGTGAGAGTGCTTTCCCAAGTGCTTCTGAATTACTCTCTCTCTCACTAATCCTAACATCACTCATCAACCTCTCTCTGTCAATTTTGAAATTCAGACACTTGTTCTTATAATGAGAATACTTGCCAGTTAATCTTCCAGCATTCATCTGTAGTAATAGAGATTTAAAACATTGAAAGTACTGACCTTCATTGAGTGTCCTAGTTGACACAGCCTGGGTAATACATCTGATAGGACAAGATTCCAGAGAATCAAGATAGAAATACCTATTCCTCAAATCTAGATTTTCATAAAACCCTTCTGAGATCAGTTGGTAAGACCCATTGGGCAAAACTGATTCATCAAAGTCCTCTATAGTATGATGGGTTATCTCAGCCTGAATTAAATTGTAATGGGTGCTGTGAAATCCTTTGACCTCCATAACTTTCTTCAAATCAGTTAGTGATTTATGTTCTCCTTCTATATGTTCCTTCTTGTCATCTAAGGCTCGATCAAATTTGTACCTGTTCAGTACAGTGTCAATTGATTCTTTAACCTCTTCAAGGCACCCTAATGCATCACTACTCAGTAAGACTTCATCTAGCTGCTCAACTTCACCACTCTTACCACCTCCCTGCTTATCCTTCTTGGTTCCAATCACCAAATCAGTGAGGGTTTTCTGAACTTTGTAGTCATAATCTTCTTTATTAAGTAAGTACTTTGTTTTCCTCTCAAACACTTCAGACAGTTGGCAAACAGAGGTGGCTACTAATTTGTCATGGTCGTAATTCAATACCCTCTCACCATCTGAATACTTATTTACAACCACACTCTTATTGCTGGCAAGGTCTAATGCTGTTGCACACCCAGCGGTGACCAAGGGGTCTTTGAACCCACCTTTGAGATCTCCTCCTTTTGTCAATGATCCATTGTTGAATGAGGAGGTCATCATTGAGAATAATTTTCTAGACACACCCGGTTGTTTATAGGAGATTGTATCACCTGTTAGACAATCCGGTTTAGAGAGGAACTTCTCAGCGGAGTTTAACAACAAGAGTTTTTCTTCTTCATCTCCTGATTCCTTAGGATTCACATTCAAGCTGTCAAACTCTAACTTAGGCTCTAAATACTTCTCAAAACACTTGATTTGGTCTGTCAATCTATCCGGAGTTTCTTTGGTGATGAAGTGGCACATATATGAAAGGTTTAAAACATATTTAAACCTATTTGTTAGCATAGTTGTCACCTTGTTGTCGAGAACAATTGAGAAAATAGTTCTAACTACACTATAGAGAAGGTATTCAGAATCAGTTATCAGATCCTCCCTCAACTTCTCCATTAGCTGCTTGTGGTGATAGTCTGACACAAAAGCCATTATGAAGTACCTCAAACCTTGCAAAAACTTTTGAGCCCTTTTGCTAGGGTTGGCTAAAATGAGGATTATGACCATTTTTAATAACAATTTCAAGCTTGCTTCCTGCTCTTTTAGTTCAACACAATCAGAAAGCCAGCTTGACATGGCATCCAGTACCTTGGATATCACATCTTGTGAAAAAATGGCTGGGAAGAATCTTTTAGGATCTGCATAAAATGAACAAACTTCTCCACGCTCAGAGTTGTTGATGGCGTAACATTTAGAACCTTCACCGGTCTTTTGATAAATGAGATTAAAACGCTTTTCTCCCATAACAAAACTTTGATTAAAGGCCTCTTTACATCTGACTTTCTTGTACCTAGCTGCACCGTGCTCATTCTGTCTAACTTTTGCAACAGAAGATGTTTTCATCGAGTTCACCAATGCCAGAGAGATACTCGAAAGTCTTTTTAAGTCGTTCTGACCCTGGGAGTCAATATCAAGTAGTGGATATGGGAAGTCCCTTTCACAAAGTCTTTCATAACTCATCGTGGGCTGAACCCCCCTCCTCTCTAGGTGAATCAGTTTTTCAAAGCTCTCTCTTTCCAAGATGTCAGTCTCAGTTACATAATCGCAAAAACTCAAATTCACCACCTTTAGCATTTCCTCTGCCCTGGTTAAGAGTTTCTTAATGATGTCATAGAAGCACATACTCAAATTCTGAGGCTGTGGATGGCCTTTCTTTACTATGTTATCCCTTCTCCTGCTCAACCAGTTCTTCAATTCCCTCTGAGTAGCCTCAAGTGACACCAACCTATCATTAACACTTAGAAAAGAAGATCCCAACCACTCGGAGCTAACCATGCTCCCGAGTTGTTTCTCATCCCTTAAGTGGGCTAAGAGTATTATGGTATCAAAGGTTAGTAGAAGCTTTCTCCTAGTGTTCAATAGTTTGAGGGATTTAATCTTATTGAGGAGAGATTTCCAGCCAGCAACACAACTGGAAGTTGGCAAGTCCCCACCCTCACCTAGGTGAACAGARCCATAATCACCATACAATGCTGTTACAATTGGAGAGGACCAGATAAATCTTTCCCTTAGCACGTTTAAATTGTGAGGACCATCACCTTCTCTATCTACATAAAGGGTGTTAAAATCATCTAGAAGCTTAATTCTGTCTGTTTTAACAAACTGTCTGGGGATGCTTTCCTCTCTGAGTTTATTTCTGAATGCTTGGTATTCCAGAATGATTTCTTTTCGAACCTCAAGTGGTGTCATTCTGTTATTCAACCCCCTGTGACACAGTTGCAGCAACCTTTCATGATGATCTGCTCTAGAATCTGATAAAATGTTAAGGCTCTCAATCCCAGATGTTCTGACTCCCGTCTTTGTCAAGGACTCACACAACCTTGAGTACTCTGACTCTTCAAACATCCTAGATGATTGTTGAGAATACTCAAGCAGAGAGAATAAATTATTTCTAAACTTTTCATTAGCCCACTCGGGAAATAATTCTGTGTGGAAGCTGGTTCTACCATCTATGAGGGGTAGTAGCACTATGTCGACAGAATTAAGGTCAGATTTCAATGCCTCAAGCTTCACCATGTCTTCTCTATATTTTTGCTCAAAATTGGTGGGAGATGTTCTTACAAAACATTCAAGCAAGATTAATGTGTTGCCTGAAAACTTGAATCCATCAGGAACCACGAAAGCTAAGCCAGGGCATAGGACCCCTTTCTTCTGTAGTATGAGCTCCACTGACAGGGACTCTGTGTTATGTTCACATCCGTTGGCTTGACAGCTATCTATCTCAATGCAGAGGGACAAAAGCTTCAGTCCCTCTATGAGAAGCATTTTTGGCTCAGTTTGCACAAGAAATGCTAACTTTTGTTGAGAGAGTCTTTCATCACCTGCCAAGTATTTGCTTATCAAGTCCTTACATTCTCCTAAAAGCTCTTCCATTGCTGATGTTCTCACACACCAGTAACATATGTAATGAGAGTCAAAT